CATATGCGTAGTGTTCACCCTCAAGACCCGGAGTAAGGAAGTCAATCGGATATTCGGGACGCTCGCCGGGAGCATAAGTTTCCGGTGAGAAAATCGGGGCGATTGTGCTGCCGGGAAGAATCGCTTGGCGAAGCGGGGTTTGGACCGCTTGAATAATGTCCATAGACGCTTTAGCCGCTACTGCACGATCGGGGCCAGCGATAGCACGAAACGCATCTACGATTACTTTCTGGCTTTGAGTGTCTAATTTAGTCTTTGCCATGTTAATTACTCTTTATTTACCTTTCAGTTTAGATTATAGATCGATGCGTACCCGTGCGTAACCTTGGCTATCAACATAGCTAAGTACCTTACCAACAGCAGGCCAACCGGATGACGCATAACCTGCGGTCGTATAGAGGAAACCGCTCGGACCAGCGTAAACGGTTGCCGGGAGTGTGAGGGATGCACCGGACGCCTGACCAACACCAAAGTAGTTGGTTACAAACTCACCTTGCTTAGCAACTGTTACGGGTTGACCAACCTGAGTCTCATCTTTATGGAAATTGATGTGTGTACGAGAAAGGTCAAGGTTTACAACGTCATTACAAAGCAGACCAACCGGCTTAAAGCCAGAGGTATTTGCATTGACATAGTAACAGCGTTGCTGACCATCATCTAGACCGGCACCCTGCGGGTAGAAACCGGTTGATTGGAATACGACACCACCACGCTGACCAGTCTCAAACATGCTGTAGTAAGTTACTAGGTCGGCGGGATTGTAATTGCGATCGGGCTTAAGTGCCATTGTTATTATTCTCCGTTTATTTTATACACGAAATTATTCAGACTTGATACCATATTTCTTATTCATTGCAGTAATTAGTGGATTTTCATCGGCCCCACCAGCCACAGCAGCTACAACAATGTCGCTTGCTTTCGCGTCGGGCGTAGCGGTATCTAAAGCGGCCTGAATTGTTTCGTTGGCTTGAGGAGTGACAGGAGCAGCGGAGGTTTCCGGTTTAGACGCCTTAATCTTGTCACTATAAAGTTTCGCAACATTTAGGACAGAGTTAAACGCATCCTCGGTCATTTCACCTAGTTTAGCAAGTGCCTTGGTTTCATCGGAATCAATCGCGGTTACGCCATCGAGAGCGGCGAGCTTTGTGAAACGATCCTTAGCAAGAGCCGCCTTGGTAATCTTAGCAAGATCAGCTTTAGTAGTCTCAAGTTCAGTAGCCGCAGCCGTATTCTTGGCGGTTAGATCGGCGACATTCGCCTCAAGTGCGGTCTTAGAAGCGGTGAGTATTTCGATAGTCTCTTTAGCGGTCTTTAGTTCGGCCTGTACGGTTTCTAGTTCTTTGGACACGTTTACATTACCTCCGGATTTTCTGGTAAACAGTTCGGCCAAACCAGCTAGATGCTTCTTGTATTCATCTTCTGAAATCTCAGAAAGCCGATTAGACGCGATATAAACAATCTGATCGCTGGGTAACATTACCTCAGCAGCGGGTTCGTCTTTAGACGCAACAATGGTTGCGTTATTAAATTCGAAGTCTTTTTCAATTAACTTAGTAACTTGACCGACAGCGATACCGCCAGTCACGGGCCAACTTACATAAGATTTGTTATTTACACTACCCATGCGACACAAGTTCCTTTCGTCTCTAAATATGATACACTATTTTCGCTATTTTTCTTTTTGGGGACAAAATTATTATCTACATTCTCAAATTTAAGACTAGCGGTTACGTGTGATAGATAATCTTCAAACACGATAGAATCGGGATTGGCCGGAACATCTACATAAGCAACACCGGTAAAGTTAATACCACGTAGCCAACGGCCAATACGATACTTTTCACCGTTGATTTCTACCTCACCGGTACCCTTGTATGCACGTAGGTGTTTTGTTAGGTAGGCGGTAATTTCGTTGCGGGGTAGCAAGTTTACTTGATCTGACCCCTCTTTACGGAGTGCGTACCCGAAATCATCGGATGTACACTCCATTGAAAGATAACCCTTCTTATCAGCGATAGCTTTCTTAATTTTGCCACATGTTTCCGGAAAATAGTTTTCCCAAAGCATTGTGCTTACAAGAATGTGAAAGTTTTCCGGAACCTTATCCTTTTCAGGATACACCGTTTCCACCGAGTCATTCACGGCAATAGAGTGTGTAATAACCCCAATAATTTTGGCGGTTTTTTCCTGAAACTTATGCATAAAGTTAACAGGTTTTAGATAGGGTGAGAATCGTGCTAACCATGTTTCCGCCGGGGTAAACACGTCATCATTGCCGTTCCAACTAGTGCTAACCATGATACCGTTAGCAAGCATTGCACCCTTCGGAAGATTCTGCAACGCCCATTCTTTCTCATATTTATCGCGGTATTTCTTTACCGCTTCGATAACCTTACTTTCCTCAATCCCACCCGCTAAAGTAGCCATAGCAACAATGGGTTCATCTTTTATCCCTAAGGATTTCTCACACTCATAGATTTGCATGTTAATTTATACCCCAAACAGAACAATAAGCGAGCGTTTTTAGGTTTCTCTTTTGTTCAAGTGAAACATCTGGACCAACATCTTTAAGAAATTCGATAAAAGTTTCCCGGAAATCCTTATATCTATTGGTCGTCGGTTTAGACGCCGTTAAGATAATCTTTTCGATATTGGTGTCACCCATCATTTCCGGATCGCAATTCGAAAAGATTGAATCAACCGCCTGATCTAACTGATCTTTTTCGCTAGCGGTTAACTGACGAACATCTTTCTTTTTATTCGTTTCAAGACTCAGATTTAAAAAGTAATCGTAAACCTCTTTGTAGAGATTTTCGGCGGTTATAAACATGCTTGCCGAAATAGGGTCTTTATTACGACGGGTTCGCTGATTACCATCTTTAGCACCCGCCGGACGCCCACCATTGAATCTTTGATTCGTTTGCGGCTGCAAATCCTCTCGTTTTGGCTGATAGGGACCAACCTTGGGTACATTGCTTTCTTTCTGCGACTCAGTCCATTCGCGTTGTACGCGGGCCGCTTCAATAGCATGATTGTCCCGAAAGAGTTCTAAAACACGCTCGTTTGAGATAATATTGCGATCGCATAATTCCAAAAGAATATCGAAGAAAACCCTCTCATCAGAAAGATTGGCGTGACGGAAACGTACAGAGGGACGGCGGCGGAATTTCATTGCCGCCTGAATAATATCGATTTCGGCTTCAAGCCATTGTTTAACTGATTCACGGATTGTTTCAATCTTAGAAATCAACCCTTTCAAAGATACGTTGCTCGATGAGTTACTAGACTCTTTATCGGCACCCACAAGCGTTCGCGGAATACCTAATCCAACAAGGATCGAAACATAATCCTCTTGATAACTAGACAGTTCGGATAGCGGCGGGTAGAACGTTTCTACTTTAAGATCGCTTGTCCAGATAAGATCAAGCGGACCACCGCCGGTATTCTTTGCAAGAATCTCTCGTAGGGCGGCACCGTTTTCCGGGCTGGGCCATAGGTTTTCTGTGTGGTCGCCAAGCAAGAATGTACGAAGCGGACTAATCATTCCGTCAAGTGCGGCAGTTTTAGCAAGTTTAACCTTTTCGTTGTAGTAAACATCTTGCAGAACACCGTAGGTAATGGGTTTGGCCCAAATATCCGAATCATCCTTATCAAAGTGATCTACATAGATAAGATCGGATGGAATCGGAATATAAATTGTATTTCCGGTAGCGGTACGCTTACTTACTTTCCGATTGAACAAATCCTTTACTTCTTGCGGCAAACTGTTAAAAACACTTTCCTCAATCTTATCCTTGGGAAATGTTTGCTGCAAAGTTGATTGTGAAAACCGTAATGCAAACTTTTTATTGTTGGCATAACAGGAAAGATAGTCACCCTGCACTTCAATCATTGTAGGGTTATAAAACCAATACTTGATCGGAATCTTGCCGCTGCTAGCAGCCATGTTCGCGGGTTCATTATCTGTCACTTCCAGAATCTTGCGAAGATTCTCCCGACTGACAGTAGCCATTTCCCGGCGAACTACAACATTTCCACCTTTGGCAAGCCAAGATGCGTATTGCCGTGCCCGCGATGTTAGTTTAACCTTTTTAGACCAATTCTGATAAAAAAGGTTGGTTCGCTCGTCGGGGTGAACAATTTCAACACCATCCATCGCAAAGGATGCTAACAAAGACATAACATTGCGAATCACACCGACCTGATCGTGAACCCGCAAACATTCCTCAATAATGAGCCGGAGATCGTTTTGTGTTCGCCCCCGGTTAATTGCTTCCTTTGTACGTTCTTTTTCGTAGTCGGTACGAGTCATTTCCGGACGGGTAGATGTGGTAGCCGCCCGAATAATTTCCATGTCACCACGCTTGTGCGATTCTCGCCAAGACGTTTGATTCTGGTTATACGCTTGAATAATTTCCGTAGACGGTGGTTCTGTCATTTGATTGCAATCCTATTGAAATATACACCGTTAGAGCCGGATTGTCGGCATCGGTCGCATTCTACCAATATTTTTCCCGGTAAACGCAATATTATGTATCACGCCGTTTCCGGCGACATTAAATGTTTTCGGTTGACCAAGTTCGTTTTCTTCGCGGTACCACTTAGCGGCATCATTTGCTAGTAGTAACGAAGTAAATCGGTCACGCTTGAGTTGTTTACGTACTTGCTCCGCATCAACACCCACAATATCCGGCACATCCCACTTTTCTTGACCGGTCGCGGTAGCGGTATGCTTAATCAGTACCGTTTCCTGTTTACATTGCTCCAACTCTAGATAACAATCCTCAAGAGTATCGAAGTATTGTCCGGCCTTAGTAGCGGCGTTCGCGGCTACCTCAACTTCCGCCGGATCGTACTTAGGAAAGAGTGTCCATAAGTCAAGAATATCACGCTTGAGTTTGTAGTGACTGTTAACACGCCATTCGTAACTTTGGAACGCGATCATTTTTAAAATGTGACGGCCCTGTAAACCCTGCACATTTTCATCATCCATATCATAAATAAGTTGGTCAGCACTATCTAACAATTTGGCTTCGTCCCGCAAACCCTCACGCACGGACAAACCGCCGCCACCTGCGTCAACAAACATAGCAACGATATTAAACCGACGCAGTAGTTTACGAATATGACGAATACAGAATGAGTTATAATCCTTGATATCTTCTTCGACCCATTTATTACGTTTGAGTTCTTCGAAGTCTTTGCGGTTAGTTGTCCACTGATACACATACCCGTTATGCGTTGCGTTTAACTCCATAATCCCAATAGCAAAGTTGTCATCTTCTGATGCTGGGTCAACACCCATTACGTACTGCTTCTCGGAATCACCATACAGACGCGGACCAAAATCAATCACGCCGTGCCGATCGCTAGCAATAGGACAAGTAGCACGATGTAATGCACTCGCAAGGAAAAATCCTTCGGAATCGCGGCAGAATACCGCACCGTATTCTTGGGAGAAAATCTGCGGGTCCATCGTAGCTTGACCCTGAGCAAGCACTTTTTTATCCATCATACCGGGCGGTAATATTTCGGCAGGGATACGCATAATTGCATACTGCGAAATATCAATAACTTCATCCGGTAGATTCATCTCGGGGAATTTTTGTTTCAGTAGTACCTTATCGCCACCGGATAAAATAATCTCTTTATAATATGAGTAGTATTTATAAAAGTGATTAAATTCATAAGTAGCTGAACCAGCAATAATAATTTGGTTTCCAGCCAAAATATTACGAACATTTTTCGCTATAAGATTGTCATCGTCAGTTAATTTGGTATCCGTAATTATACCTGTCTCTTAT